ATGATTCATCTTTAGGATTCGACTCGGAGTCCTGTGCTGTACTTGTCAATATCAAGAAGCAGTCTAAGGATATATCGCAAGGCGTTACAAACGGAGAGGGGCTTCATAAAGAGCAAGGCGCTGGAGATCAGGGCATGATGTTCGGATATGCTTGTGATGAAACACCAGAACTTATGCCGTTACCAATAATGCTATCACACGCTCTTATCAAAGAGTTGCAAAACCGTCGTGTCAATGATGATATTGCCTACCTTCGTCCCGACGCAAAAAGCCAGGTAACCGTAGAATATGATGAAAATAATACCCCTCAGCGTGTCGAAGCTGTCGTAATCTCAACGCAACACTCAGCCGACGTCGACTATGATACTATCCATAAGGATATGCTTGCTCTCATCAAAGATGTCATCCCTGAAAACCTTCTCGACGATAGGACTCTCTACCATATAAATCCTACAGGACGATTCGTTATAGGTGGTCCTAAAGGAGACTGTGGAGTTACGGGGCGTAAGATCATTGTCGATACCTACGGTGGAATCGCTCGTCATGGTGGTGGCTGCTTTTCTGGAAAAGACCCTTCAAAGGTCGACAGGTCAGGTGCATATATGGCACGATATATCGCTAAAAACATCGTCGCGGCAGGGCTTGCCAAGAGATGCGAGATACAGCTTGCCTATGCAATCGGAGTTTCAGAGCCTGTGTCAATAAAGGTGGATACGTTTGATACAGGAAAAGTGTCAGATTATCAATTAACTAAAGCGATTAGAAATGTGTTCGATATGACTCCACGAGGAATAATTGAGAGTCTTGATTTAAAAAGACCTGTATACAGAAATACGGCTTCTGGTGGACACTTTGGAAGATGTGAGAAAGGATTTACATGGGAAAAAATCGACAGAATAAATGACCTTAAAAGATTCTTAGATTTAGGAGTTTAATATTTTGACTGATTTAACACCGAAGCAAGAAAAGTTTGCGCAGCTCCTTGAAGAGGGAATGAACCAATCCGACGCTTATAGGAAAGCTTACAACGCTGAAAAGATGACAGACAAGACTATATGCGAGAAGGCTTCAATACTTGCAAGTAACGGCAAGATAAGGGCAAGGCGCGAAGAGATACGCGCTCCAGTGCTTGATAAGGTAGGCTATAGCATTGAGGCTCACCTTGAAAGACTTGAAATCTTATCTTCTATGGCATCAAAAGCTGGTCAATTCACCGCCGCTGTCAACGCGGAAACTAATCGTGGAAAATGTTCTGGCTTTTATGTCGAGAAGGTCGACGTTACGACAAAAGGTGAAAGCATAGCTCCTACGATTATCGAGATCGTTGCGCCATCGATGGTAGACGGGAAAGTTCATGATGACAAAAGCTAAAATAGAATTGCCCCCGAAATTAATCCCTATCTTAGCTCCGCCACTTGGGACTTTCCGGTACAGGGCGCTCAGGGGTGGTCGCGGGGGCTCGAAGTCATTTTCGTGCGCCTTAATGGCGGCAGTATGGGGATATAAAGAACCTTTGCGAATATTATGCGTGCGAGAGTTTCAGTCTTCTATAAAATACAGCTTCCATGCCGAGCTAAAAAATGCAATAGAGTCAAAGCCATGGTTGGCTGCTGCTTATGACGTTGGTGTTGATTATATAAAAGGCTCCAATGGCACGGTTTTTATCTTTAAGGGAATTAGGAACTCCCCGTCTTCTATTAAGTCGTTGAGCCACATAAATTTATGTATAGTGGAAGAGGCTGAAGATCTAGGTGAGGAGGGTTGGCTAGCTCTTGAACCCACAATTAGAGCGCCCAAATCTGAGATTATAGCAATATGGAATCCTAAGCGTGAAAATAGCCCAGTAGATAAGAGATTCGTAAAAAATCCCCCAAAGAATGCTGCCATAGTAGAGATTTCTCACCATGAAAACCCGTGGTTTTCTGATGTACTGGAAGCCCAGCGCCTCAGAGACCGCGACATTATGAGTCCAGCAACCTATAACCACGTGTGGAACGGCGCTTACCTCAAAAACGACGAAGCCTCAGTCTTCCACAACAAATGGTCGGTCGAAGACTTTACTCCGCAGAAAGACTGGGACGGTGCTTACTTCGGGCTGGATTTTGGATTTTCGACGGATCCCACAGCCGCAGTGAAATGTTGGATACACGACGAAAACCTCTATATTGAATATGACTGCAGCAAAGTAGGTCTTGAACTCGATGACACCGCCGATTTCGTGAAAAAACACATACCGGATATAGAAAAATACGTGATTCGTGCCGACTGCGCTCGACCAGAATCAATATCTTTCTTGAAAAGAAAGGGACTTCCAAGGATTATTGGCTGTACGAAGGGAAAAGGTAGCGTTGAAGATGGTATCGCTTTCATGAAAAGTCATCGAAAGATAATAGTTCATCCGCGCTGTACTGGAACGGCTAACGAAATGGCGTTATATAGCTACAAGGTTGACAGACTTACAGGAGACATAATGCCCTCTATTGTAGACACTTATAACCATTTCATCGATGGAATTCGCTATGCCCTCGAGCCCGCGATGAAACGATATAATATTGATTATAGTAAATTATTATAAGGAAATAAAATGAGTAAAACATTTAAATCACGGTTCGTTGATGGTATCACTGATATAATTAATAATCTTGCTAACACGCGAAACGCGATAAATAATAACAAAGTTACTCATAGCGGCGTTCAGTTTGACGAGCTTAGAGCAATATATAAAACTGGGATAGGGTCAAAGATTGTAAGACTAAAGTCGGGGTATGCTCTTAAAGATACACTGCAATTCAAAAGCTTGAGCGATGAGGTCGTATATAAAAACATCTTAGAGAAAAAAATAAAATCGGCTGTACGATTCATGTTGGGATTCGGTAGAGGTGTTATCGTTCTCTATAATAAGGGCGAGGATATGTCAACGCCGGCAAGGGGGAAGTTCGACCCTAAAAATGTTGAGATGAAGGTCTTCTCCGGTGACATGGTAACAGCAATAAATCCTTCTCTCGATCTCATGGACTCTAGATATTTTATGCCGAAATTTTATGCTGTGCGGGGGATCTCATTTCATCATAGTCGAGTAATTGATTTTACATACGTTGAGCCTACCGAATATGACAAAGCAATGTATCAGTACGGGGGAATCAGTGAATTTGAGTTTATATATAGTCAGCTTATAAATGACAGCATTGTCGAAAGAGCCACGCCGACGATATTGGAAAAGAACTCGACGCTTTTTTATAAAGTCGCAGGGCTTAAAGACGCCATGATGTCAAAGACGGACTCTCATATAAAAGAATATTTCAGCAGAGTGGAAACGGCGCGGTCTATATATGGGGCAGGGTTGCTCGATGCGGAAGATGACGCTTTCACAGTAAACCAGACTCTTACGAATCTTGCCGACGCTGATGGTATCACACTAAGACGACTAGCAATGGTAACAGGAATCCCCATGGCTGTTCTCGTCGGCGAGAACGTTAAAGGTCTAAACAGCTCTGGTGATAATGAGATGAGAATCTTCCAGGACACGATAGAGGTTATGCAGGAGGATTATTTAAAAGAGCCGATCAATCAGCTATTTTCAAAGCTAGGACTTGACGTCGTAGAGTTCAAGCTTAACCAGGGTCGGACACCGGAGGAGCGTATCGAGTTTGAGACAAAGGTAATACTAAACGCAAAATCCCTTTGGGAGCTTGGAGAGGATCATACAAAGTATCTTGAGGAAAACGCCGTCGTTGTAAAAGATAAGTTTGACTCATTTTTCCCTGAAGTTAAGGACGAAGAGGAAGAACCTGTCGATACCGTTGTTAAAGCATTAATTGGTGAAGAAGATGCCTAAAAACATAAAAACACCTTCCCCATTAAGATCAGTAGAAAGAGAGTTTTCATCGGAAATGGTGAAAATGGTCGATCAGATTTCAAAGCGTTTCAAGAATCAAGTCTTTGATGAAATGAGTAAAGTAACGGTAGAAAAGTTCTCCGACGCACAGGTTGGAAACTTCGCTGTCGTCTTCTTAAAGCTCGTTAATCGCGTAAAACGAAAGCTCTTTCGTCAGTACAGCGATGATAGGATCGAAAGCCTCGTTGAACAAACTACAGGAAAGATTAACAGGCGCAACCAGAAAGTGCTCTACGATGCCGTCGAGAAAGAAATCGGTATTGATACGCGAGTTCTGATAAAAGAAGAAGGTCTCAAGTCTACGATAAACGCTTTTAGAATAGAAACAGAAGTTTGGGTTCAAAGGCTACGCAATAAAACCCTTGAGGACTTCACGGCGAACAGTTTGCGCGTAATGTCCGAAGGCGGTTCGTTAAGCGATGTCTTGACAGAATTCAACGAAATAGTAGATAAGAGTAAAAATAATGCTAATATGATGGCACGCACTCAGACTAGTACATTCAACAGCTTATTGACGAAAGTACGGGCGCAAAAGTTAGGCATTACGAAAGCAATCTGGTCGACTGCATCAGATGAACGTGTGAGACCATCACACGCTGCAAGAGATGGAAAAGAGTTCGATCTTTCAGAGGGCTTGTATTCAAGCGTCGATGGAAAGACATTGTTGCCGGGAATTGACTTTCAATGCAGATGCGATTATTCGCTAATCATTGATGAAAACGAATAAAAAGGAGTATTTGATATGAGATGGCTTACACAGCTAGGGTGGCAGACACCAATTACAGGTCGCAGAATAAAAGAAGATGGTTCGTATGTAAATATTGCAGACTTACTTGTTGAAAAACTTGGAGATGAAACGCCCGATGACACCGAAGCCGTGATTTTCTCAACGGGTAACGGAATAACACTTCGAGACGTAACATCATCTAGCTTGCCAATTTTATCTATTAGAGTTAAGTCGACAGACAAAACTATAATTCCAATAGGAACAGATATCTTTGCCGCAGGAAATTCTTTATATGAAGTCTATATCAACGCAACGCTAACAGGCGCATCGTGGGTATCTGCTGATAGTTCAAGCGATGTAGAGTATGACGTTTCAGCAACAGCAGTAACAGGAGGAACGAAGATCGCCTCTGGTTTTGTTGTTTCTTCTGGAAGCGAATCAAGTTTGCTAGCGAAAGAAGAAATAATGGGAAGGCTAGGTCTTGAATATAATAACGTGACAAACGTCGGAGATATTCTAACAATAAAGCTAACTCCTTTTGCAGGAACTGTCCCATCGCTTGCAACAGTTCAATGGAGAGAGAGCGATCTGACTTAAAAGAAACTATTTGACGCCTTATATAATATAAGATACCATAAATTTTTAATACTTAAGTTCAGGTTTGTCAATGACAATGCTCTCCAAAAGATTTTCTGACATCGCAATATACAGCCCATCGACTAAAACGGTTAGAAGCGTTCGCGATGGTGTCATTGAATATTTAGGTTCAGAGCTTTCAATCGAGCCTTTTGACAAGGTTTTCACCGTATACCGTTCTCCCGCTACAATTTCAAACGTCGCTATGTCGATGAATGGTATACCTCTTACCGACGAACATATCGATCTCGATACTCCAGCTCCTGACACTGGAAGCCGGGTTGAGGCTTCTTCGATGGTTGATTTCGTCGATGATTGCACAAAGACACGCGTCGCAATTAAAAATAGTTTATATCTTACTGATGAATACGTCGAGAGATTGCAGAATAAAACGCAATTATCACTCGGGTACTTCGGTGATTTAATTGAACATAACGAGTTCGATTTTGAACAAGTAAACCTTGTACCTCACCACCTCGCCGCAGTATATGCAGGTCGTTGCGGGGAGCTGTGCAGTTTTTTAGA